GGTCGCGTTACTCAAAAAATAACGTATTACACTCGATGCAGAATCGTGTCCGAAATAATCGTTTACACTGTTCAGACTGTGCATGGCCTCGAGATAGGGACGGGCGCCAAAGTTTACTTTTTCCTGCCAATCTCGTTCGATATCTCTGGCAATTTCATTTATAGATCTCATCTTTTGTTTTCTCCTTTTTAAGATGTATGGGAATGATCGCATATAGCGGAGGCAAAAAAAACCCCGGATCATACCGGGGCTTTCTTTCAGGCCGGATCGTTTACCAGTGTAGGGTTGCTTCAATAGTAACGTCGTCGAGTATTTTTCTGACTTCGTCGCCAACAGGGTCCTCGATCATCGTGTCAATTTTCGATCTTATATAATCGTCAACATACTCGGACCAATCAACCGACTCTATGCAATCGTTGAACTTGATTTGAACAAGGCCGTCGATGTTTTCCTCGACGCGCTCTTTCACCATCGTGTAAACGCGATCCTCGAGGGGTTCGCGGTCTTGGTCAAAAATATCTTTGGAAAGGTCCTCAGTCTTTGCAAAATCTGTGATCATTTGTTCAACGGTCAAATCTCCGAATAAATCTCGAACGGTGTTTCGATTCGTCAGGTCACAAGCTGCAAAAGCTTTGTGCAATTCGCTGATAGCATCAGTTATCGCGGACGCTCTAGTATCAACTAGGCCTTTTTCTAGTAGCTGGTTTTTGTAAAGTTCTGCGGTCATTTTTAATTACTCCTGTTTAAGAATTGGGAATCATCCCATACTTACCGGGATGCGGTCAACATCTTGGACGAAATTAGATCGGTCGGTTTTTGCCGGACCTTTTGCCAGGAGACCCACCACCACCGGACCCGAGAAAGCGTTAGCGAGGTCGGTTTGGTCTCCGTCTTTTACTTCGCGGTCGAGCTTGTCGAAGTAGTCCGGTAGTTTGTGCCGAAACACTACTGCAATAGGTGCATCAGTTTTTTTGGCAATTTCAACCTGCTTTTGGTATTTCGGTTCTCCGCTATATGAAAACATAAGCTTATAGTTTTCTGGGGTCTTATCGATCCGTTTTGCTCTCTTCGTATAGTCGTAAAAAAAAGTGTCAGGGTGATTCTCTATGATCCCGTGATCTTCCCAGGCAATGTCGGAAGTAACATTCAATCGGATGACAGACTGTTGTCCCTTTTTTGCTCTGGCTGCTTCATGCAGCGTTATCTCGTGGTCGAGTAATTCTAAAAACCGATCCGGGTCTTCATGCCAAAATTCTGTTTTCGCTTTCCTCGCTGCCTGTACATTACTGAATTTACCACGTCCTGCCAGATTCAAACACGGATCAAGGCATTTTGCTGCCTTGCTACTTGGGCAGGTGATCAGGTCGGGAAATAGATTGAGATGGGCCATAAAGATAGGCTTATCGAATGGATTGAAGCCCTTTTGAGTTTTCGAGATCTTGGTATTAGCGTCCGGGTTTCGGTTTAATAGTGTCTTGGGTCGTTGTTTCATCGTTCGCACCGTTGTTGTTAGTGTCTGCGAACAATCCCATATTACTTCGCTTTTGTCTAATCAAATAATCAGATATCCGGTTGTTTTTTTGTTTGATGATTTTGAGTGCATCCCGGTCGGCCTGCTCCCGCTCGAGGCGGTCAGCCAAGAGTTTTTCATGCAGTTCGGCAAGCTGGCGTTTTTCCTTAAGTCTTTCGAATATGACTAGCATGTTGCAGTCTTAACACTAGCCTCGTGCGATGTGTCAAGCTTTTTCGAATTTTTTAACCAACAAAGAAAGATTTCCATATCTTGAACCAAATCAAAAATAAGATCCGGTTGTACTGCGTTGATACCCAACTCTGCCAGCTTCATCACGCTATTCGACCGATACAGATAACACTGGTTCTTGTCACTGCTTTGTTTTTCTATGAGCATCCAAACTCGAGCACTGTTATGGCGGGTAGCAAATGAAACCTGGTGAGGGCTTATGTTTACCTTGTTGCCCTTCGTAACTTTAAGTTCTATCAGGTGTATGTTTTTTTTGGAGTCGCAAAGAATAAGGTCGGGTATTCCAGGGGTCGAACTGTTTTCGACTCGGGTGACTACGGGTTGTTCGTAACTTGCCTCAAGTCTCTTTTTCAACCTCTTCCAAAAGCCCGACTCCGTCTGGTTCATGTTCGATTACCCGTTCACCTAATTGTCGTTTCAAATCATCCAGTGCTTTTTTAACTTCTTCTTTTGACATTTGGTCAATGCTGCCGTGTCGGATCTCTGACTTGCTGACATACAATCCCGCAGCTTGTCCTCGAGCCTTTTCAGCGGCGACTGCCCCGGCATAGTTTTGATTCGCGTAGGCTGCATCCCGGATCTTGCCCAAATCAGCTAGATGCTGCCCATAGGTAACAGCATACTTCTCGTTGAGTTCGGCCTTGCGCTCCCGGACTGCTTTGCATATATGGGGGCTTTTCTTTGGATTGAGCATTTCATAGGCCCTAGTGTGGGCACCTGATTTGCTGAAGCCTGCTTCTATTGCAAGGTTTTGTAGGGTCTCAGTTCCTTCTCGGGTGCAATACAGTTCAACAAACTTCAACTGCTTGCCGGTGAGCCTTGTGTTCTCTGAGATTGGGGGCCTGCCCCGCGTTTCGGTCTTGACTGCTTCTGCCATGTTTCTGGATTCTATTAAACAGCGTTTCTACATACAACTTTTCAGAAGAAAATAATTTCTTACAAAAGAAAAAATTTCAGCCCTTATATGCACTCGTGCGTTTTTTGCTGGAGGGGTACACCATTTTGAGAGGTGTACCCCCTGGTGTCACCCTTGAAACCCTTACCACATAAGGGATGGGTACACTAGGGACACTAGGGACACCATTTTGAAAAAAACTTTTTTAAAAAAAATATTTTTTCCCGAAAAAGTACTATGTACATACGCAATTTAATCAAAAACCCCTTGTTTTTGTATGCGCTATGCTATACGTTCCCATATTCCCATATCTTAAACGGAGAAATTTTATGGAATCTATGTTCAATGTTCGAGTCGATAGCTCAGAGAAAAAAGAAATACTTTTGGAGCTTGGCTGGACGGTCAACAAGGGCTGGACAAACTGCCCTCGATACATTTACGACGAACTCAACGAAGATTCGCTAGATGAATATTATTCTAGCCTCGACGATTGAGGGGACAAAATGATCGAAATAAAGCTCACCTTGCCCGAAGAACAGGTAGAAGAATTTTTGAGCCAGTGGCAGCAGTTGCTGGCTGATGTTGAACAAATCAAGAAAGACCAAGACACGATCTTGAAGATGGCGATCTTGGATAGACCCGCAACCAAACCAACCAAGGAGAAGAAATAGTGCAGATAAATCTGAATGATGACCAGCTTAGTCTGGTGATGGACATTTTGTACCGAGCCGCATCTGATTTTGAAGATATTGCGGATGGATTACCCCCAGAGGATCAACTGCCGGGATATGCACAGGTCACTTTGATGCAAACTGAATGCCGGATCAAAGCAATCATTACGTGGATTGAAAACCAAACCGATGCTGAATGGAAGTTTGACGTATTGACGCAGCGATATGAGCCGTTCTACGAGAAAGAGAGTTTTTGATATGGCGTCAAAACCAGAAATCCCTAACGATTTTGTCTTTTTGGTGTTGTCTTTACGGATTGCCGTGGTTTCGACAGACGGTTCATCAAAAGAAGAGTTTGAAAGAGTCTTGAAAGAATGTCTTGGTGACAAGGAGTTGGACCTTACTGAACGAGAAGTGGATCTTGCGAGAAGCATGGTCGAGTTCGATTGGGACAGTGCTAAAGCAGAGATGCGTGAAAACCAAAGCATGGAGATTCATTGAACAGGCCAGGGTACTCCGCCCAAGAGCGACGTTGTCCGGTCCGTCGTGGCCGAAAGGCCGGACATTTACGAGGAGAAGTGAATGAAAGCAGACCAGCTTAGAAAAGGAATGATCTTCGAACGTGTAGTAAGAAGATTGAAGAAAGATCCACTGCCTGATGGGGCTAGTGTGATACCAGAACAACTCTTTGAGGTCGTGGACCACGAGCAGCGGGAGTTGAACGGTTACGTCGTCAACCAGGTTCTCATGGGCAACCTTGTGGACAAGTCTGGATTGATGATCGACGTAGCTCAGTTATTGAACCCCACGGGATGGAGACATCACGAGAATGCGGTCTTGTTGGAAGAGAAGCGCATCGTTGAGATATCTAGTCGTCGCGTGGAGTTTATGAACCACGAGGCGATATCACTGGAGGAGTTCGAAAGAGAAGTCCAACCAGAGGAGGTCGGCGTATCCACAGAAAAAAAGATCTCACGGGCACTACAAGCAGTAGAGGCCCGTAAAGTGGACCAAGGTCCGCGAAGCAAGAGCAATGTTGTGGTGATCAAGCAGGAAGTTGTGCAGCCGGAGCCGGAAGAAGAAACGGAACCTGCCCCGGAGCTACAGGTTGTCGATAAGAAGGACTACTCGAGGTATGCGTCGTTCACGATTGACAATTTGGATTTGCTGGTCAACACGTTTATGACGATGAAGATTGCACAGAAGCAAAAGCCTCGCGGTAATGATCTCTATGTCCTGGCTGTGGGTCAGGATTGGACCGGGTTCTCAGAGATGCAGTACACGGTCAGAGAAGTAAGGGAAAAGGCGATCAGGGCCAATGCCAGTAGTGGCACGGGCAAACTTACATATCAAAGGGTGATTGGTCGTTTGATGGAAGGTCTGGTGTGGTATGGCACTGGGCAACATAAGCAGGCGTTGACAGACTTTTTGCAGCGTCATTTGTTGAGAAAAGAGGAGAAAAAAGATGAAGAAGAAGGCTGAGTTAGTCGAAGAGGTTGAGCACTGGAAAAGACAGGCCGATAAGTATCTGGATAAAATCGATGCGCTGGAGCTTGCGCTCGAGGGTGAGATTGACAAATCCGGGGATATCCGAGAGCAATTGGACAAGATGGAGAAGTCGCAAAGACGGATGATTGACTTCCATGCTGAGTATAAATACAAGGCGCGGGACATAGGCGGTCTGTGTGACATACTGTCATTGCAAGAATTTTCTCACATGCTGAGTTACTTTTTCTGTCGTTTTAATTTTTATTTGGACACAGACGAAGGGCCACATGGCGTGGAGCTGGAGATAAACGAGGAGTATGACCAGCCGATATCGGATCATGGTTACATCTCTGTATTTTTGAAACCCGATCCAGAGAGTATTTTGCTGGTTCGACTAGAGGAGAAAAATGATGAAGTGGAATGAAAAGACACCGAAACAATATGATGCTTATGCCACGTTGGTTATGGGCGGTGAAAACGATAAAGAAATTTATTTGAATGAAGACGAGTTCAGTGTCATTTGGGGTTGTTTGGATACTGTCAAACAGTTTATTGACGAAGTACCCGGCCCGAACGACGATTGGCCGGATACACTTGGAGAGTGGAAAGATCATATGGAAGGCATGAAGTATGACCGTCAGATAATTGTTGACACGTTACACAAGATCAACAACAGCCGTTTTGAACCGGTTGATATCGAACCTATCAAGATTACTGAGCTTGACCTAAAACGTTTGGAAAAAGGCCTAGTAGATCCGGTGGAATTGCTGGAACAGAAGAAACGTCAGATCATCAATAAAGGAATCAAGGAGCTAACGGATGGTTAGAAAGTTCACAATGGCGGTTACTTATCAAAACTTAGCTACGGCAAAACCGACCACAGTGGTTTACCAGTCGTTGTCAATGAACCAGGTCCGTGATCATCCGTTGATGAAAAAAATCGAAGAGGGTATGAAAGAGAACCCCCCGACACTGCAACTGATGGGTATGACGATGACAAGCGAACCGCATCACCCGGAAGCACTCAAGGAACAGACTAAATTCCTAGCTGGTGCAGACTTCGAGGTGACAGAAAAGAAGATACTGTGATACTTTATCTTTGACCCCACGGGGGCCTGGTTTTACTCCCATTGACCGGCCCCTTCCTACCTCATAGCACATTCACAGATCATATAAGGCCCAGCCTGCTCACACATCTTGATCATCTTACGGTCAGGGCAGTTTACATATTCATGGCCTTTGTAGGCCCAACCAGAG